TACCTATTAAGTTAACAGGCCTCCTACCATTATTACTTTCATCTACGCCTAATGGATCGTCTGCGTTTGTAGTATTGATTTTTCCTCCTCTTCCAGGATAAAATAATTTGGATATTCTTGTAGCATCATTAAGAACAATTCTAGGCAGTAAAGTTCCACCTCGTAAAAGAAAATCAGGTCCTCCTGTTCTACCAACATCTGATAAATCATCTGGGATTGCTCTTGTTACGAAGGGTTGAGCGCTGTTTCCACCACCAACTGTGTCCTTACCATACCTTAAAGATTTAAGGTTAGTTCTTAAATCAACTAAACCCATATTTTACTGTGGTAAGTTGTTCAAATACTTGTCTCCTTCTTGAATGTTTGCTTCTTTAGTTGAAGGCATTGGTAATATCCCATTTTCTGGTGTAACATTAGTTGCATTAGGGTCCCCAATAGTTGAATATTGGTTATGTAATGTAGATGTTCCAAAATTAGGAACATTTGGTGTTTGTCCATTTAAACTTGTATTACTTGCTTGTCCAGAAATTAATTTGTTTAGTAAACTCATAATTGTTGTTTTATTATAAATATTATAGATTATTGAACTTGGAACATAGTTTTATCTCTCATACCTGATTCAAATATTTTTCCTAATTGATCTACAGCTGATACTACATCTTTATTACCTTGTTTATTTTCTACTATTGTTGTATTATTTCCACCACCTAACATTTGTCCTAATCCCGGGGCAGCAGCAAAATCATCATTAGCCGATAATTCAAATAACCCACCTTCAGCTGGTGAGACCATAGTTCTACCATTAGCAGAAAACATATCACCTACTTTTTCGGAATCTGTAACTGCTGAAAAATAAGCACCCATAATTGCTGCTCCAGCAGCAAGTCCTAAAGCGGGCCCAACAACTGGAATATAAGATAAAGCAGAAAAGGCACCAGCAGCAGCGACAACAGCTAATATTCCACCAAGAATTTTACCTGCAATTCCCAATTCGTTTATGCTCCCTAAAGCACCTCCGATAGCAGTACTTATTGCCATAATACCTTTTACTAAAAATCCTACACCTTCAATTACTGGTGTTAAAGCTAATCCTATAGCTAAAATAGGTTCTGCTATACTTACAAATACTTCTTTTAATTGATCTATTGTATTAGCTAATCTTTCAGCTTGACTTTGCTGACTTGCAAGAGTATCAAGTCCACCTTCAGCTAATTCTTTTTGTGCTTTTTCTAACCCTACCTCTTTTATTCTAGCATTTAATACAGCTTCTCTTTTTTTTGCTTGTTCACCTGTAGCACCTGCTAATTGTTCTTGTATAAATAAAGTTTGCGCTAAATCTTCTCTATTCATTCCAACAGATTTGGCTAATGCCTCCTGTTGAATTCTATTCATTTCAGAAAATTCAGCTGATGAACCTATTTGTTCTGAAATTTCTTTGGCTACTGTTGCTAAATCATTATTTAATGCTGCTTGTCTTGCTCTTTCTAAATTAATATCTTTATTTAATAATAATTCAGCTTCTAATTCATTACGTATAGAAGATTCAAAATCTAACATACTATTAGCTATACCTTCTACTTTAGATAATTCCATACCTAATGACTTAGCTGTTGCTACGGCTTCTGCTATTAATTTAGGATTTTTACCAAATGATAATGTTGTAGCTGCTGAAACATCTTTAATACCTTTTAATAATTCTTTTTCATTTAATAAAACACCATTTTGAATAGCTGACATTTGGGCTTGAGCCATAAATTCACCTGTAATATCTTCCATTTCTTGGCCTGTAGCTAATGATATTTTAGCTATTCCTATTAATTCTTCATTGGTAAAGCCAGCCATTTTTCTCATTTGGGTAAATTGAACAAGCATTTCGTCACTTAACATTACACCTGTACCTAAAGAAGCATTTATTGCCGTAAGAGTTTCCTGTAAGCCTTGTGTAGTTACGGCATTAGCTTTTTGCATATCACCTTGGAATACTGTTCTTTCAGCCATATCAGTTAATTCCATTCGAGTTGCAAGAGCATCTGTATAAGTCATATTCATACTTTTAGCTAAGTCTCCTGCTGCTTTATCTCCTGCTACTATAGCTTTAAAAAATTCTATTACTTGAGCAACTGGAGCGAATGCTGTTAGCATAGTTTTAGCCATTGCTTTTAAACCAGATGTAAATGCCATGATACTTTTTCTATCCATACCAAGGATTTTTCCGGTTTCCATGCTACCTTTTTGGAATTTCTTAGCTGCCGCGGTTCCAGTTAATTGATTAATATCTCCTTTTTTAACTCTACCTGTTTTAGAATCTTTCTTTGCTACTGTTTGTAATTTCTTTTCTATACCAAGATTTTTAAGCATGCTTTTATTTAAACCTTCACCGGTTTTAAGAGCATGTTCTATATCTTGTGAAGTTGATAACGCGGCCTCAGAAGCTGCTTTAAATGGTGCGTCAAATGCTTTTAAACCAGGCACAGAACCTATAGCTGCCGCAGCGGTTGAAAATGTTTTAACACCAAAGTTATCTTTAATTTTTGCTGAGGAATCAGCTATTTTATCTACTTCTACTAATAATTTAGTAGCTTCAGTAACTTGCATGCCAATAGATTCGGCAATAGCTCTATCTAAATTATTACCAGATTTTCCAAATTTTTCTTGTTGTTGTTTTAGAAGTCTAATTGTTTTTTCTAAACCAACTCTTTTTTTAACAAAATCTAAATCAATTTTATCTACACCTAACTGTCTTTTACCTATAGCAAAAGTTTCCTGTGATATTTTATTTATATCATTGGTAAGTTTTCTAAGAAGAGTTTTTTCAGTACGTTGGAATTTTAGGAATTGAATTTGATCCTTAATAACATTAGAAATATCCTGTTGGTCAGATAAAGCCTCTGAAGTTTGACCAGCGGATTCTCTTTGAATCTTAATTTGCTCCCTTAACAGCTTATTTTGATCATCTATTAATTGCTTAATAGATTTAGCATTTTCCTTATTAAAAGCCATGTAGATGTTTTATTATAAATATTATTACTTATAACTTGTTTTACCTTTGTATGCTTTAGATTCTTGAGCAAAGGCAGGTGTGTTTACTTTACCATCAGCTGAAACAAGTGTTTTATTGCCTTTACCTTTTCCTCCACTTTTTGCATTTTCATATGCCTTTTTTTCTTCGGAATAAAAATCGGTAATTTCTTTGTAAATGTATTTTCTTAACCAAATAGGTAAGTCATATACTGCTTTAAAATCATATCCACCTTTGCCATGAAAGACAATTTGATGAATCATTTGAAATAAATTTAACCTAAATTGAGGGGCATTAGCTGTAGTCAGGCCAAAAAAAGTTAAGTCCTATAGGGACTACTACCTCCTCTCCATTATCCAAAATATAGGATAAATTTACATCTGGTTGATTTTTTTGGATATGATCTCTGAATGCTCTAGAATCTCTAGCTAAAAATCTATTATCTACAAAATCTCTAATATCTTTTTTTTCTTCACTTCCATCTACAGAAGTAATAAGGTGTTTTAGTCTTGTAGTTAAATCAGCTGTATCTTCTTTTTTTAATTTTTTAAGTCCGGCTATTTCTCTTTCAACTTGTTTTTCAATTCTACCTGTAGAAATTTGATATGTTAATACTGTGCCTGTAGAAGGAGTTGTAAAAGTAAATTCATTTTTGCCTGCTTCAAACATACTTTCATCAATTTCTCTATTTTCTAGAGTAGTCATGTCAAGAGTATAATTTTGTCCTTTTACTATAATATCATAATCCTTACCATATCCTAAAATACGAGTAGCAATTAATAAAGCATTTTTATCACCTACGATTAAATCATCAGTGTTAATATCCTTATTTACAATTACAGATCTTAATAATTTATCAAGTACTGTACCTTTTTGTATGTAAGATTGATTAGAAAGAATATCTTCTTCTTTAGCTGTCATGTATTTAACTTCAACTTTACCACTAGATAATGGATTTTCTTTGTCATAGATTAGACCTTTAGATGGTAATTCTACCTCTTCGGTCGGGAATTTATATTCGCTCATATACTTTATTTAATTAATAACGTTTATTATACATATACAATATAAAAAAAAGCTTGACCGAAGCCAAGCTATTTTAAAAAAAAGGAGGGGTAATTTCTTTTTTAGAAGTTTAGTATACAGTAATCTGGTTGTACTGTTAATTGTAATTCTACAGCAGCACTTTCATTATCCCAACTGTAATCACCGAAGTTAGCTTCTGTAATTAATGCACCTTTGATAATCCATTCAGATACGATATCACCTACAGGTCCTAATACGTTCATAGTTAAATCTTTCTTATAGAAATCACTATATCCGTCTCTACCTGTTACTGATTCGTGATGTAATCTAACCCATTCCATACATGCTTGCGCACCTGATGGAGTAATTGGATCAAATAACGTCATTTGAATTGTATTCCAAAGTGTTTTACCTTTAACGTATCTTGCAACGTTAATATGGTTTAATTGAACTGTACCTTGGGTTAATGAAACAGCTCCCATACCTTTTATTTGGTATGAAGGAATCCCGTCAACATATAGGATAAACCTATTCTGTTGCTTTGGTTCAAATGCTGTATAAAATATTTCGTTTGGGTCTAATACTGCCATTGTTGTTTATTTTATTATAAATATTCTATTCTTTTGTTTTTATTCAGGAAATGTTGCTCCAGTTGGTAAAACGTTGAAATCTAGAATTACAAATTCCGCTGTTTTAGTTGGTTGTAAGTAAATTTGACCTACTAGCTCATTTCTATCTATTACGTCTGGTGTATTATTGGAAGCATCCATTACTACTTTAAACGCGTATAATCCTTGTCTTTGTTGTACTGATTCTAAGTATGGGTTAACTTGTGCCAAGAAATTATTTCTTGTTGAATTTGTATTTTGTTCAAATACTAAGTTATCTGATACTTGTACAATATAAGATTTTAGTGCTATTAATAATCTACGTACATTTACTCTATCTAAAGCACTTGCTCTTTTCTGTAATGTTTTCTGTCCAAATACTACAACTCCACTTCCTGGGAATGTAGCTATTGGGTTAACATTTGCTTCATATAAAGTATCTCTGTTTCCTGATGTTAATTTTCTTTCTGCTCTTACTACACTTCCTAAAGCACCTCTAACTAAACCTGCTGGTGCGAACCATGGGTCTGATGATGCATCTGTAAATGCGTATACTGCTGGAATATACGTTGAAGCTGGCGCCCAAACAGTTTGTCCAGTACCTGCGTCGACTGTTTGTAGCCATGGCCAGTAAGTTGCTGAATATGAAGTATCATATGATGATGCTTGTGTAGTTACTGAGTTGATTGTAGAATCATATGCTACTAAATCTATTACTGAAATACAATCTGTTCTACTTTGTGCTAATGCTACTATTGAACTAACTTGTGATGCATGTAAAGATCCTATTAATCCAGGAGCTGATATTACATTAAATTGATAATCATCGGCATTAGTTAAAATATTAATTGAAGCAGTATAGTCATCGGCAATAATACCTTGAATGTTACCTGCTGTAATATTTTCGTTAAATAGTGCTGTATTATTTTCAATATTTTTACCTGTAGCGGCTGCAAATGAACCTGATCCTACTAATGGTAAACTTCCTGTAAATGCTGGTTTTATTGAACCATCATTATTAAAATATTGTGGTGTTGGTGTACCAACGCTATCTACATAAACATAAGCACTTCTACGTGGGTAATTACCATTTGTTTTTACATAGTAATCTGAACCATCTTGTTCTATACTAAAGTAAGTATCTCCAATTACCTTACCAATATAATTAACCGCTGTTGGGTCCATTGATAAGTTATTATAAGTTTCTAAAATGGCTTTTTGATTATTAATATCATTACCACGTCTAATTAATAACGAAAATTGTCCTGATGATGTGTTTACTGAAGCAATTTCCCATCTTAGGTTATCAGCTGATCCACTTGGTAAAGAACCATTAGCGTTTACTGTGCTGAAACTGTTCATAATTTCACCTTCAGAAATTGTTTTTAAAACAAATGATTGTTTTTGATATTGAGTAGCCGCTGAATCATCCCAAGCGTCAGCCATAATACCACTTTGATTTGGACCAGCAGCACTACCTGAAGTAAATGCTGATGAAAAAGATCCAGTAACTGCTCTTGATACTAATAATGATTCACCACCTTGAGCAAAATAATTTCTTGCTGCGATAGAGTTTAGATATGTGTAATATTGGGAACCGCTTTCTACTGCTCCTCCAAAAATAGCCTCATATTGTGAAAATGAAGACACCGCTGTTGGAATTTGCACAGGACCTTTAACTGCCGGTCCTATAATTGCTGCACCAAAAGTTACAGGTCTTGATCCAATAAACGACTGATCATTTTCTCTTGCTAATACACCCGGAGATATTAATGTTTCTGCCATTGTTATATATTATATTTATTTTGTTTTATTATAAATATTAAAAATTATTTCAAAAAACTATTTTATTGGGATGATTTCTCCTTTTTCTAAATCAAGATTACCATCACCATATTTTTCTGTAAGTTCTTTAGCGAGTTGGTTTTGATCTACTCGTAATTTTTTAAATTTCTTTAATATTTCTTCTTTTTTTTCTTCCAATAATTCAAATTGTAATTCAATTTGTCCTAATGCTCCTACTATCTCATTTGTTTCATTTTGATAGTTTTTTAGTTTTGAAACTTCTTCTTCTGATAACTTTTTATTTGCCATAATGTCTAATAAATTTTATGTTGGTTATAAATATATATAAATAATTAAAAAAAATATAATTATTGTAAATCTCTTAAATTTCTTTTTCTATGGTCATCAGTTGGGTTTTGTATAGGTTTTCCTGCAGTTTCTATATTACTAACTGTTTCTGTGTTAATGGTAATTTTAGCTTTTGAATTATATACTTTAGTGGCATTTAATTCTTTTTGTATTGTATCTGGTAGTATGTATCCTCTTAATCTAATATTAAAAGTACCAGTAACCAATCTATCTTTACCTTGTGTTAATTCTGTAGCTGTTGTAAATGTGTCTATAAAAGCTCTAAATTGGAATCTTTCTGGCATTCCCCAATAAGCATCTGAAGCGTATTCGCATGCTTCTATTACTTTATTTAATTGTTCCATATAATATGTCTGAATTATACAGCTATATTCCATTGTAACATAATCTGGTTGTGCTACAACATGGAATTTTTCAACAGGTTTTCTGTTATTTAAAGTACCAAAATTACTATAAAAGTTTTTTGGACTATATTGTTTAGACCATTTACCATATAAATTAGGTTGGTTTGCATCTAATTTGTTTGCTACTGTTCTATCTTTTGATAAAGAATCTCTTTTAAGTACAAGAATAGGTAACATAATAGCACCTTTTTTATCTCTATAATACCCATCACGTTGGAATGATTTCCATCTTTCAGGAGCACCATATATTACTGGTACTTCCCTACGTTGACCATTTTGATATACAAATGGTTTTATTTGGTTTTTAAAATAATAAAATATAGCTTCATCAATATCTTTTATACCAATAGAATATTGTTTTGTAGTATCATCTTTCATACTCATTTGAGATGATCTATTCTGTGCTATTCCTGTATCTTGATAATTAGGATTAACTGGCATATTAGCGTCATTAGGATTTGTTTGAATCCCTCTGTCTTCAAAACCTTCAAAAGCACGATGTTTGCCTTCACTTAAGGTTAATTGATATTTTGGTATTGGTTTCCTTGGTTTTGCCATTACATTCTTTCTATATTAGGAGAAATTGCTACTTTATCTGCTGGTATGTAATATGTCGATACTAGTATTGAAACATTATTACCAAATTTTTCTAATCCTGGATTTAATGGGTTTGGTGTTCCATCAGAATCATTATTAGGATATTCAGGATTTTTACCTCCCCAATATTGGTTAGCAATTGTACTTTGAACTCCATAGTACCCTTCTTCGAACAATATAATATCCCCTACTCGTGGTACCACGTCTTTTTCAACTAAATCATCTCTTAGGAAGTAAAAATTAATACTTTGATCAAATTGTACACCCTCATTATTTAAAGAAAAGTCTTGATCACCTCTATCCATTAAAACATTAAATAGAAAAGGACCATCATAATATTTTTCTTCAGCTGCTTCGCCGTAAATATTAACTTTAGTTTCTTCTAATTTAAATTGATAGATAGCGCATTGTTGAGTAATAATATTACCCATAACCTCTCTATTAAAATTTCGCATCAGAGACCAATCTCTGACTCCTGTAAACATTGCCATATTATCCTATAAAAATAGTCCAAGGGACTTGTTGTAATTCTTTCATTTTAGAATCTGCCTCATTAGCTCTTCTTTCTAATGCTGCCATTCTAGATGTTTCATCAAAATAAGTTCTTAATCTTTCAATTAATGCTGTCTTTTCTGCTGTTGCAGCAGCTATTAAATCAGATTGGTTAAGTGTTACATCTGCGTTAGGGATAGGAATTGTACTATATTTACCTCTTACATAACCTAACATTTCTTTTGATAATGCTAGTGTATATTCAAATATCCATTGTCTTCCAACTGAATTAATAAATTCATATGTTGGATTTTCGTATGGGGCATTTGATACATTTGTAACTCTATCAGCTTCTTGACTAACAGATGTTGCTATTCTTTCGTCTCGTATAATATATTCAAACCAAATTTGAGGTCCTACTGATCCTGAAGGAACATCATTAAAACTTGGAATTGGGAATACTTTTAATTTATCGTTTCTTATTTCAAATGAATAATTATTTAATCTAATTTGCTGGTTTAATTCTATTTGTTGAATTACTTGTAAATCATAATTTAAAGGAGCCATTAAATATCCTAAACCATCTCCAAATCCTCCAATACCCATTACTCCAGCAGCTAATACACCACCAAATCCAAATCCATTATAAGGATCAAGATAACGTGCTGATGCTGGATATGGTTCTTGATAAAATACTCTTTTTACTTCTATTCCTTTACTACCATAAGCAGCCGAACCTGTACCTAATGAACTAGTTATTTGACTTTCTGAAATAAAAGTACTAAATGAATATTCTTGTTGACTTGATGTTAAAGCAAATGAACCTGAATAATAAGGTACATTTCCTCCACTACCTGCTTCTTCACCATATTGTTCAGTTAATCTTACAATTGGTTCAAAATTCGGTGTTATAAGCGCTTGATTTAAACTTGACCCAGTGGTTAACCCTTCAATTGATAATTGGTTATCTCGTATTTTATACGCGTATAACTCATTACCATACGTGGTAACAGCTTCTTCAAAAGCAGTAAAAAATGATCCAGATTGTAATTCTATATCTACTAAAGGATATCCTAATCTAGCAGCACAAAATTTAGCTACTTTAACTGCATCTGTTTTAAATTCATCATCTGCATTATAGAACCCAAATGGTACTGCGCTATTTACCCATTTAGGGCAACCATCATAAATTGGTATGTTCATATCTAAACTATTTTATTATAAATATGAAAAAAAAAGGCCGAACTAACGTTCGGCCTAATTTCATTTAATCTTGGTTAATTACTCATTATAGAGTGTTTAAACCTGCGATATCAATTGTTCCGTAGAATTCTGGTCTAACCATTTTCTTAGCATATCTAGTCAAGAGACCTTTACGTGGAGTAAACGTTTCTGGATCATAGATTAGCGGAGTCATGATTAATGGAATATATGGAGCAAATACAGCACCTGTTTCTAAGAACTGAGCACCTCTAAATCCTAATAGGATTGTGTTTTCAGTCATGTAAGGGT